AGAGGATTTTAGAGGACATTAACCTGCAGGTGACTTCAGGTGAAGTGGTTTCTATCTTAGGTCCAAGTGGTGTTGGAAAAACCACCCTCTTTAATCTAATCTCTGGGATTTTAGAAGTCCAGTCAGGGAGAATTGTCCTTGACGGTGAGGAGAATCCCAAAGGGCGCGTGAGTTATATGTTGCAAAAGGATTTGCTCTTGGAGCACAAGACGGTGCTTGGCAATATCATCCTGCCCCTCTTGATTCAAAAAGTGGATAAGGCGGAAGCCATTGCCCGCGCGGATGAAATTCTTGCTACCTTCCAGTTAACGGCGGTACGGGACAAGTATCCTCATGAACTTAGTGGGGGGATGCGCCAGCGTGTAGCCTTACTCCGGACCTACCTTTTTGGGCACAAGCTCTTTCTCTTAGATGAGGCATTTAGCGCCTTGGATGAGATGACCAAGATGGAACTCCACGCTTGGTACCTTGAAATTCACAAGCAGTTGCAGCTAACAACCTTGATTATTACTCACAGTATCGAGGAGGCTCTCAATCTTAGTGACCGCATCTATATCTTGAAAAATCGTCCTGGGCAGATTGTTTCAGAAATTAAACTAGATTGGTCTGAAGATGAGGACAAGGAAGTCCAAAAGATTGCCTACAAACGTCAAATCTTGGTAGAATTAGGCTTAGATAAGTAGAAAAATAGGGAGTTGGTGAAGATTATCCTTTACCAGCGCCCTTTTTCTTTTAAAAATGAGAAAATTTCGGTATAATAGTCAATTATACCGAAATCATTCTATAATCGTTGATACATAAGGGTTTTATGTATCGCTTTTTTTATTTTGTGGACTTTTTTAAGAACTTTTTATTTTTTCGAGGGCAGTTTCAAAGAATGAGACTGCTCTTTTTTGGTTCTCTTTTGATAAATGGCTGTAAGTGTCCATAGTTACAGATATTTTTGCATGGCCAAGCCGTGTCTGTATTTCCTTATATGGCAAGCCGGCATTAAGCAAGATACTAGCGTGAGTGTGTCGGAAAGCATGAAAGCCTAAATCAGTACAGTTAGCGTTTTTTAAGTGCTTATGTAGGCGATAATCAACCTTTCGAGTATTGACATAGTTGTCAAAGCTATCAGAGAATACTTTCTCATAGGTTAAGCCAATGTTTCTACCGTTTTCCGCTTGTCTTGCTCGGTAGAGACGAAGCATGAGCACTGTTTTATGATCAATATCTAAAACTCTATAGCTTGATTTTGTCTTAGGAGTGTTTACCTGGTTTAAAATGTTGAGTGTTTTGTTAATATCGATCGTTCCGTTCTGCAGGTCAATATCAGACCATTCCAGGGCCAGACATTCACGGATGCGCAGTCCAGTAGCTAGGAGTGTCTTATAAAGCACGGTATCATAAAAATTGATAAAGGTATTTTCTAGGCTATCGAGATAGGAGAGGAAGTTTTTAAGTTCCTGATCTTGAAAGTATTTAATTTCTTGTTTATCTCTGGTTATCTTTCTGGGAATGACAACATCACGAGCAGGGTTATTGTCTAATGCCTGGATAGAAACTCCGTACTGTAGAATACGTTTATTTAAGGCATGAAGATGATTGTATTCTTTATACCCCGTTCCGTCCTGATTGTACTCATTCGCCCATTTATTTACCTGAGTTTGGATAATGACAGGTGTAAGTTTATCTAGTTTGTAAGTACCAAATGAGGGCAAGAGGTAGTTATTTAAGCAACCTTTTATCTTAATCTGCGTATTAGTCTTTACGGTATACTGGTAGGTTTGCCAAAATAAGTCCACAAGTTCGCTATAGGTTGTTATATGTGAGCGTTGTTTCCGTGTCGAGCCGTTTTTCTCAAATTCTACCTTAACCTGGGTGGCCTTGTTTTTGAGTTCTTTCTTTGTTCGTGCTGATATGGTAGTCTTGACCTTCTTACCAGTCACAGAATCAATGCCAAGATAGATACTGGAGCGGTAGACTGCTGATCCGTCTTTTTTCGTGTGTTGTGTAATCTTCATGGTTTACTCCTTTTCCATCAGCAGGCAAGCAATTAGAAAAGGTTTTGAGTTTATACCATGCGAGGAGATACGAGAATGCCCCTATTTTCGATTTTAAGAGGACGGACGGTAAAATGTACCAAAATAGGAAATAAAGGCTATATAGAGCTTGTAGAGGTGTTAAACTTAATTAGTGAAAATTCCTAATCAAAGTATTTAGCTATTTTTTTATGGATATACTCAGATGGCATACCTGATTCTATCGTAAACATAACATCATCATCAGGGAATTTTTTAAGATGTTCCTTGAGAGAATAGAATAAAGTAAATTCGGCATGAAATGCTGCATCTTCATTTTTAAACCATGTAAGAGAGTTGAAAAGGGTGTATAAATCGTTTTTTCCTGCGCCTTTTCTATAGCCAGCTTCAGATATTCCCATACGTTTGTGGAAAAATTCTCTATAGCTGATTGAATATTTCTCAGAATGATAATTAAACAGTCTACCGCTATGAGCTGAACGGTTTCTAAATGCCAAAACTAGGTATAGAATTTCTGAAAAGGTTGCTTTTACTTCCTCGGTTATAAATTCTTTAGGAATTGTTAGGCAGGTTGCAATGACTTGCTCTTTTTGAGCAGGTTTCAGTAACTTACACATTGTTACCAAGTTTCCTAGAGTAGTACCTTTTAAAAGAATCCAAGGCGGGATGTGTCCGTGAGTTTCTCTGTAGTGTTTATAAGGTTCAGAGTTATCATCGTAAATTTTATTTAATTTATGAATGAGCTGATCAATCTCATAACCTCTTTTATTCTTCTTACCTTGATTATAATTTTTTCTATCCAGGTATTGCTCTTTTTCAACTCCGATATCTTTTGCGACAACGTAACCGATTGCTGTCCGTAGTGACAATTCAATCTCCATAGTCGCTTCTATAATTCCTTTTCGGATATCTTTATCAAGTTCATAGAGGGCGAGCATATGTTCAAACGTTTCACCGTCTTTATAGATTTCCTCTTCAGAGTCTAATTCAATAGTGAAATACTTATAGCCGTTCACTATTTCATAGTATCCATAATTAGTTAGAGATTGCCTTGCTAAACTTTCGTTTAGAAATGTTAGATTTCTTGATTTTAGTAACTCTATTTGTTCATCAATATTTGTAAAAGGTTTCATTGATTGTACCTCAAAATAATGCACAAAAGGGACTTCATTAGAAGCCCCTTTCGGTAGGTCGCTACTGCAACCATTCATTAAGATTAAGTAAATTATAATCCATTTGGAGCCATATGTCAACAAGTTAGCGAACTTGTTAGCTTTTATTTTTTATTCTTTCTATCTTTTAAACTCCCTATTTTAGTAGAGGAAGGCTTAGAAATCAGGAAAGGTTTTAGATAATCTTCTCAAATACCATTGTGGCTTGAATGCGGTCACCACCGCCTAAACCTTTGCTTCCACCATTGGCGGTTGTGATTGTATGCAGGCGGTAGCCTTTTGAAGCTTGTTTATTGATAACATCTTCTAATTCTGTAAGGTTTCCTGATCCAGTACCGAAAAACTTTTCTTTCAAAGTTACCTGGAGGACAACGTAGTGTAGTCCATTTACTCCAGATGCGGTAGAAAAACTACCTTCTTGTTTTACAGTGTCAAAAAATCCCATGGGTGTTACTCCTTTTCGTCGTCTCTCTCAGATAGTTTTTTAACTAAATCAAAAGCTATTTTTTTATCATAGTCATTTAAAGAAATATAGTTGATTAAAATATCTGCAAAATTTGTACCAATTTCAGCATCATTTATTATTAACTTTTCTATAGTCAGCATGTAGTTTTGATTAAAATTTACTAGACCTTTGCCAAAATTCTCGTATTTTTTAGGATTATTTATGTGTTCTTCAACGTTCTCATACGCTGATTGAATCTTTTTTAGCAAATCATAATCAGGTTTAATGTTATTTAGTTCATTCATATCAAGAGTTTCAAAAAAATCTTGTAATTTAGTAGTCATTTCTTCAGGAGACATTTCATCATGGCCTAAAAGAAATGCAACACTAACCCCAAAGTAATCCGCTAGGCTCTCCCATACTTTATTGTTTCTTGGTTTTCGAGTTCCGTTTTCATAATACATTAATTGACTATCAGAAACGGTAATATCGTATTTATCTTTTAAAATTTTTCTAAGTTTGTTCAAAGATAAATTTTCTTTTTCTCTTAATTCTTTGAGTTTTATTTTCACGACATATAACCTACTTTAATTATTTTAAGTTGATTATATCATAGCAAAGAATTTTTTTCTATAAAAAATTCTCAAAAAAAGAACAAAAGCGCTTGACATTCTTAAAAATAGAGTATATACTTAAATTGTTCTTAAAATGAGAATATAAAAATAAAAGGAGAAAGAAAAATGATTATTACACAATCACAAGCTAAAGCGTTACGAAGAAAAAAAGCTGATCTACAATTAAAAAATTATGAGTTAGCTTTTGAAATTGGTGTTGCACCTAAAACAGTTCCTAAAATTCTGAAAGGTGATTATAAGGCTCCTAAAAGAATTTATGCTAGCGTAATGGAATGGCTTGCTGAAGATTACTAGAAAGGGGCATAAGACAGAATCTAGAAATATTTTGCTTGCTACCTATGGCAGTATCAAGGGTTTGTAGGGGGTTATTCTCTCCTAAATTTTCCCTACCTCAATGATTTACTTTGGTACTGTTTTAGGTGGCAAGCATTGACAAAAATAAGAAAGGAGTTAACCAATGAAATTGGTTTATATGGACGGCAAGAAAGAGCCGTATACACTGAGCAGTATCGTTGCAGACTGCGCTGAAATTAAGCACAGACATTTGAAGATTTTGCTGAATAAGCACCGAGAGGACTTTGAAAGCTTCGGAAAGGTGCAATTTAAAATTTCACCTTCAAAGAGTGGGCAAAATGTACGGGACTATATTTTGAATGAGCAACAAGCAACCTTGCTGATCACTTACTTACGAAATACAGAACCCGTAAAAGAGTTTAAGAAAAACCTAGTCAAAGCCTTCTTTGAAATGCGTGATGAACTTTCTAAACGCTATCTTCAAAGAGAACTGGAAAAGCCAAAGCGTAAAAGCTTAACCGAAGCTATTCAAACATGGGAGAAAGCCCCCAAGCATGCCTATAGCACCCTGACAAACTTACTACTGAAGGGAGTGACAGGGAAGAATAAAGCGCAACTCATGCAAGAGCGAGAAAGTGAAAACGGTATTGACAGTTTAACAAGCGCGGAACTGACAAACTACCAACGTTTGGAAGATATGGTAATAGCGATGATCAACTTGAATATGAGATATTCAGAAATTAAAGAACTAATTTTTAAAGCATAGGAGTATAGAAAATGGAAAATGATTTTAAGACAGTTACAAATGCCAAGGGGTTAGAAATTCCTAAGTATCCCAAGGATTTTAAAAAGCTAGTTGAGAAAGACAGACAACTAGCCGAATATCTTTGTATGAACTACGAGAACTTGGACAGTGAAGACCTGGGCGCATTTCTTGAAACAGTAGAACAGGGAATCAGTTGGATTCTAGATCTTATCGAAAGTAAAGACTTGCTTTATAAACCAAAGTCAGGTAGTAATCATGCAAAAAGAAAATAAAAAAAATCACTTGCTCAAATTTTAGACGAGGCGAGCAAGCGACAAGATTAAGGATATAGAAATTTTTTCTATGCTCTGATTATAGCAAAAAATCTCTATTCTATCAAATATCTAAAGAAAAACCGAAGAGCAGGCAAGCAATTAGAAAAGGTTTTGAAATCAAGAGCTGACAGGGTGATTCTAAGGCCTTGTTTAGCTGAAAGATGGGTAATTACTCACGAAACACCGCTACAAGCGTTCTCCAACTTGGGGCAATCGCCCAGCGTTTGGAGTGGGTGGAAACCTGTATAAGAAAAGGCAAAAGAAAAGGAAATAATATGACAGTAAATACAAATGATGTTCTAGTAGATTATGAGGGGCTTTGTTGTCAGTTAACTGATACTCTACTAGTCTTAGAAATGGCTAGTGTGGAAGACAGTAAACAATCATCAGCTTTACTAAATACAGTAATCCAAGCTATGAACCAACTCATTTCAGAACATACTCAACAGGCTAATGACTATAGAAAGGGGATAAAACATGAATGAGTTAGATTTAACCAACATACAGGCGGTTATTTTTATTGTGGTAGCTATTGGTTTACTAATCTATCTAAACCACCTAGACCGCCAAAAAAGCGCCCGAATTGAGCGAGAAAGCAAACAGACGATAGAAACACCTAACGAGAGTTTAACCCCCGATTATGGGCGTTATATTCAGCTTGCAGGGGTTAAGCCATGGGGGTACTAAGATGTTTGAAAAAATGATTGAAGATTTAAAGTCTAAGATTTTGGAAGCAGTGGAACGGTATTTAAAAAGCCATGAGAAAGTACCTCAAAAAAGATTAGATTTGATCAGCAAGGTGGAACTAAAGGAAGAACTGGGCATAGGAGATAAAACCTTGACGAAATGGGAAGGTGCAGGACTACCGCAGTATATACCGCCTATTGAAGATACTAGAAAAGCGTATTATAAAATCTCAGATGTTTTAAAGTTTTTGGGGGTAGATGATGGCAAAGACTAAAATATATTTTTGGTTAAAAGTTGATAAGAAGTTTTTTGATAATCTTTTTATTAAACGACTTAAAAATATGCCTGGTGGCTACACTATGACAGTGATTTATATCCGTCTTATGTTAGAAAGTTTAGAAGATGATTGTATTTTGTACTATGAGGGGTATTTTGATAATTTGGTACAGGAGCTAGCTTTAAAATTGGATGTGTCCGAGGATGATATAAATATGACAGTTGCATATTTTACAAAATGCGGACTGATTCAGATAGACGATGATGGACATGCTACATTATCACAAGCAAAAGCCCTGGTTGAGAGTGAAACAAACTGGGCAAAATACAAGCGAGAACAAAGAAAAAACAGTCAAGATTTACCAAAATTGGATAATGTCCAAAATAAAAAGACTATTTCCAACTCACGTCCAACAGAGATAGAGAAAGAGAATAGAGTTAATAGTAAGAGTAATAATTTATATTTAGATAATATATTGTCGGGAAATCCCGACTACAATTTTCCTACTTGGCTTGAAGAAACAGCTATAAAAGATTTAGAGAAAACAAAACATAAAGAACTTTGGATTCCTATTGCTTATCTGAATCAAGTAGCTAATAAGAGGTATAAGTTTGTTGATAAGACAAAAAGGCTTTTACTAGCACGATTCAAAGAAGGCTATACACTGGAAGATTTTAAACAGGTGATAGATATTAAAACGGCAGAATGGAAGGATAGTCCTGAATTTTCTAAGTATCTGAGACCAGAAACACTTTTCGGATCTAAGTTTGACGGTTATTTGAATCAAAAACCTAAAACCATAAAAGGGAAGTCTGAAGATAACTTCCCAGACCTACCATTTTAGGAGTTGCAAAGATGAAGGAACAATTTAAAGAATTTAATAACAGAAAAATATCGGATAAAGTTTGCGATATTCACCAGGTAAATTACTGGGAAATTTCTGTACCAGTGTTAGGGAGTTCAGAAAGAAAAGTACAAGCATTTTGCCCGGAGTGCGTGAAGGGAGAGATTAAACAGAAAGAGAAAGACCTATTGCAGCAGTTCGAGGACAGACAAGCCTACTTTAAAACTTATGATGTCTTAATGCGTGATAGTACGATTCCTAACGAGTTGAAAGGAGCGACGTTTGAGAATTTCTTTGTTAAGACGACAGAGGAAGGTCAGATGTTAGAGTTTGTAAAGGGGCAAGTCCAGAAGTATCTTGCAGGTATGACAGGAAATACCTTAATCAGCGGTAGCACAGGAATAGGGAAAAGTCATTTATCTCTTGCCCTGGCCAAAGAAATCAATGAGAGCTTCAAAGAGAAGAACGAGCCTAAGAGTGTCTTGTTTGTCAGCTTAACCGAGATTATCAAGCAGATAAAAGAAGGCTGGGCTTATGGAAGAAATGCAAACTTAACAGAGTATGAGGCGGTTAAAAAGTTAGTTGATGTAGATTTTCTAATCATCGATGACCTGGGGGCAAAAAATGGGACGGTAACACCTAAGAGTGACTGGGAACAGGATTTCTTGTTTGATATTATCAACAATCGAGAAACTACGATTTTCAACACGAACCTAGATAGTAGTGAACTGCGGACTGTTTACAATGCTAGAAATTCAAGTAGAATTTTGAAAGGTTTAGAAGGGAACACTTTCAAGGCTTTTACGATCAAAGATAAAAGATACACTATAAACACAGTGAGGGGAGAATATCAATGAATGATGATAAAATGCGATTTGCAACAGAAAAAGGCTTTGTTGTATACGAAAAACGTGGTATAATAGAGATAGAAAAAGTTCCAAGTTTTGGAGAAATTACTTTATTCTATTCAGATGGGAAATTTACTCATCTAGTCAAAAAAGAAACTAAAAAATAAGTCTATTGAGAACAACTCAGGGACATACCGTAAGCATATAATGCTAGTGGTATGTCCCTTTTTGTTTGCATAGAAAGGGGGTGAGGGAGATGTCAGGAGATACTTCTTTAGGGTATGTAGTAGCCAATAAGTTTTCTATGGATCCAGATAAAAGACAGAAAATCTTTTCTCAATGTAAAAAAGAAGATAATAGCTTAGAACAACGGAAACAAGAAATACTAGAAAAATATGCTAACAAACAAGACAAATCAAAATCTAGAAAAAATGATTCTAAAGGCTCGGAGAGTTATAAAAGAAAAACTAAGAGCAAAGAATTTTAGAAAAAATTATAAACAAAAATCAGATATTAAAAGATGAAGGAGCAAAAAATGACAACTAACTTAGTTAAACAAAAAGAAAATTTAGAAGCTTATATCCGAAGTACAGGTTATAACACTAGAGGGATGAACGTAGAAAATAATCATGTACTCATTGAAAAACCAATCCTTGATAGTTATGGAGATGAACATCAACGTAAAGAGCTGGTTGATCTAGTAAATGTTATTGAGACTCGTACCCGTGGTGGGAAGTATGAAGTAACTGACTTTGAATCTGATTCATTACAAGAAGTTAGCGAAAATTCGGTTGAGAGAACAGAAGCAGATAAAAAGAAAACTATCAGCGTTGATTACTTAGTTAAATTATTCAGTGGAAAACTTGATTTTTCACAGGAACAATTAGATGATGGCCAATATAATTTAACGGATTTTCTTGGTAAGAAGATTATTAAATTAAAACGTAGAACACGAAATAGAGAGATTGGGAAAATTCTCCAAACTGCGAAAGTACAGACCGCTACAAGTCTGGACGACTTGAAATCTATTGTTTCTTTAATCAATCCAGAGCGCAATGTATCTATTGTTATTAGTCAATCACTATTTAGTGTCTTAGAAAAAATGAAAGACACTTCAGGAAATTATCTTCTTAAAGTTGATAAAGAGACAGGGACAAGTGAAACATTCTTTGTAGATAACTTTTTAATTGTAGATGATACGACATTAGGGAACAAAGGCGACAAAAAAGGCTTTATCGGAGATCTAGAAAACTTTGTTACTCTGTTTGATCGCAAGAAAGATACACTTAGTTGGGTGAATGCGAATGACTATTTTGGGAAACGGTTGATTTTACATACCCGATTTGATGTAAAAAAAGTTGAAGAAGATTGTGGTTACTTTATTCAATGGAACTAGGAGAAAGAAATGGATATTAATCAAGTATTTGAAACACTGGATGATATAGATAATAAAAAAAGTAAGATTAATTCAGCACGAGAACAGTTAAGCGAAAAAAGGAAAAGCCTGTTAGGCAATCAAGCAGTTTCATTTGAGAACATAGATTCTTTTTTGTCAAATAACTTAGAATCTTTAGAGCAGCTGGAAAAGATGGAAAAAGCTATTGATGGCCTTCAGGAAAAATTTGATAGTGATTTTTCAGAAGCTAATGCAGTCATCTTTGAATACATTTTTAAAGAGACTAAGCAACGGATGGAAACTAAGAAGATCTATAAACAATACCGAAACAAACTTAGACGAATTCTGGGCGCATATGATGAAATTCAAGAACTGAAGAAGGATGTAGAAGAAATCCATACAGGTGTAGTCAGAGAAATAAGTCAGAGACATTCTCTATCGCCGTATCGAACAGAAGTAAGTCCGCTTACTGTTCTACCATTCTTAACCCCTGATTCTAGCGGATGGATGAATTTTTCTAAGGAATATCGGGACATCAAAGTGTATCTAGAAAAATAGGGAACAAATTAAGTAAGGCTAGTGATATATGGCTCAAACAAAAGAAATATCGCTAGTCCTACTTTTATGCTTTACTAAGTTTCACATAACAAAGTAAGCATAAACTGAAAAGAAGTAATAGCTTGAAAGCAAGGTATATCAGGGGTTTACAGAATGGAGTGAGTTTCACAGAATGTAAGATATGAGAAACTGAGGGGATAAATTAAAGAAATTTCCCTTGAACTTGTCATATTGAAGAGTTGTCAAACTTAAAACAATGATACCTGGTAAGTGGAGTGTTGGAAGGCTTTTAGCGCTTTTTGTCAGTTTGACAGAATTTACAATTTGACAAATTGAAAGATAAAAAATTTTTTAAATTTAAGTGGAGGTACTTGCCTATGTACGAGTTGAGTAACAGAGACCTGGACGGGATAGATATTGAGTTAGGACGATATAGAACGCTTGCTAATAAAATTTATTTGAGAAGACAGGAACTAATACATAATAAGAAACATAGCGCTGAAGATTGTACTGGTGGGAAAAGCAAGACAGTATATAGTCCTACTGAAGCAACCATCATTAGAATTGAAGAAGACCAAACGCTAAGATATTTAGAAGGCTTTAAACTAGTTGTAGATACCTTGATGGAAAACTTAATTGAAAGTGATCTAGTCATTTTTAAAATGAGATATTTAGAAGCTGGTGCGACTTGGGAAGACGTGGCAGAGAAACTAAATAAAACTACTCGTTATATAAATAGCCGTAGAAAGGTAATCGCTAAAAGATTTGTTGAGTTGAAAGGATATTGACTCCCCCCACCTTTTAAAAAATCTTTCTGGCCAGTAGGGTACCGGTGAAGGGAACTTTTTCCAAGTCGGAGACCTCCAGACAAAAAGGGGGTAAAAACTAGCCAATTTTGAGTAAAATGCAAGATTTACATTGAGTTTTAAAATTCAAGTTAAACTTCAGTCTGTCCTTGCTTTGTTGTATACGGACTAATTGAGTCTTAATTAAAAATAAATCCACAACGACTGATTTTTTTGGTAATACTTAATCAACAACATTGAATAATAAGTAAAAAAGGGATATAATTAGTTCAAAGTATTAATTTATCTCTTGAAAAACTACATTATACAATTAGGAATTGCAGATATGATTAAATCATTGTTTGATTAAAGTATGGAGGGGAATATGCAATTTAACGTACATGGGAATCTAGAGGGTGGCGTAATTGATGTACGAGAAAAATCAGAAATTGAAGATTTTTTAGTGAATGGCTTTCGAACTTCAACTACACGTCATAGAAATTTTGAATCATTTTGTAGTTTTTGGAGTGAATTAGATAAAAATAAAGTAACTAGAGTCTGGATTGATGGCAGTTTTTGTTCCAACAAGGTGGATCCAAACGATATTGATTGTGTTGTATTTATTGAGCCAGATCCCAATAATTGCGAATACTTTCAATTATTAAGGAATAAACATGAAGAGTTATTAGATAAATATTTAGATGTTTATGTTTGTTGGGATAAAAATTTCTTTGTTCAGTTTTCTAAAGAATGGTATGAAATAGATTACCAGGAAACCTATTGGTTAGGGAAATTTGGTTTTGACAGAAATCATAACCCTAAAGGAATTATCGAGTTAGATAAGGAGGTGGTTTTATGAGTACAGAATTAAAAATACTTGAAGATAGAGCGAATAAAGTTTCTAATGATGAATTAAGAGTTATGTTGCATATGGGACTTGAATCAATGAGAGAATTTGAAGAAGCGATAAATTCAAGCAATGTTAAGAGTATGCTTTCTATCAGATTGCTTTCAGAAAATCTTCCTTCTGGACAAATTGGGTTAAGACAACTGTCAGAAACTCTCAAATCAGTCGAGAGTATTCAAGAAAATGGGATAGCATCGTGTATTGGATTTGAAGGAAAGCGAGGACAGATTCCAAAAGATATTCTAAATCGGAATGAACTTATAATTACTTCTACCAGAGCAGGTTCATTTATAATTGATTTGGGATTAAAAACTAATCAACTTTCAATCTTCGATCGTGAAAATAATATAGCAATAAATGTAATGAATGATGTATCTGATTTGCTTGAAGGAACAATTGATATTCCAGAATTTGTTGAGACATATAGTTCAAGAACTTTTAATTCTGTGAAACAATTAGTATCTAGATTGAATAAAGAAAAACTTGGGATAGAGATTCAAGATAAGCTAAATAATTCTAATAAGCTATTTGCTAAAGAGCAGATAGTAGAGATTAACAAAAAATTTAAGGATACTCATATAGAAAAACAAGAAAATATCATAGTTCAGGGGAAATTAATCAAGGTTGACTTATCTACTCAGAAAATAACTTTGGATACTCAAGAAGGGATTGTGAATGTAAAGGTCAACGATCCAGAAATAAAATCACTTCATTTAACTACAAATGAAGAATATCAAATTAAGACAAGTGTAAAAGTAGTTATTAGACGTACACAACATACTTTCACTTATGTAACTTCATCAGTTAGAAATATAGTAGAAATATAATCCTAATTATCTAATAAAAATAATTAGAGTAAAAAAGGGTAACTGTCAAAGATAGTTACTCCTTTATTTTTTGCGAATAGTAGAGGAAGAAACGAAAGTTCTAAATATTAAATTTGCAAGTATTAAGAAAACTAGACTAGGCTTTGAACACCACGTAGAAGTGACTTTTAGTACATCAATACAAAAAAATTACACCTCAACAGTGCGTCAGTCGGCACAAATGTGCGAAATGGAAATGCTGAGGAAGATATGCTATAATATTACTAGGTATTAAAAAAGCACGTTTGACCGTGCTAGTTTCTTGCCTGCTGAACTCGTCAATATTACGCCCATTTTAGGGCTCTTTTTTGTGGACTTTTTTAGGAACTATCAAGAAAAACTAAGGCGATTTAATGCCTAAATGTTTTTAAAGAAAGTCAGTATTTTCAAGGGCTGAGCTCTAAAAATTTGACTTATAGAGTGTTAAATGATAGTATAGTCAAAGATAGTCAAGGTTTAAAGAGAGAGGTGGGTTTGTAATGAGATTTAAAAATACATCGGATCATATTGAGGCCTACAT